CCCCTGCGAGATACCCGATATAAGTTGCGTAAGTCCCTGAAGTATTAGCTTTCCCACTTCGATAACCTATAGCTGTTAAAGCATTTGAATCATTGTTATACCCAGCTTCATATCCTATCGCTATGTTGTTATTATTTCCAACTTGAAGAGCTAGAGCATTATGCCCGATAGCTATATTATAATCTCCGACATTTTCATTTTTCCCAGCTGCAGTTCCTATGAAACAGTTGGATACCCCTTCAGTTAAATCTTCTCCAGCGAGATAAGAAATGCAAGTATTTTGTGATCCTGTAGTAATCGCCCTTCCAGCATAAGCACCTATAAAAGTGTTTTGATTATGGCTCTCCCCACTAGCTCCTTCCCCAGCAAGATATCCTATGTATATATTATAGAGCCCAGTTTCATTATAGTATCCAGCTTTTCCTCCGATTGCTAAACAGGTATCCCCAGTAGACATGCTATACCCAGCTTGCTCTCCTATAAAACAATGCCAAGTTCCCCCAGCTGCTAAATTCTTTCCAGCTTCAAATCCTAGCGTCATAACATGCTCAGTGTCTTTATCGAAATAAATATAATCAGTGATAGTAAGCCCAGCAAAAGTAGGCGAAGCTGAAGTCTGGATATCTTGGATAGTATTTAGAGTGATGAAATTCCCACCATCAGTATAGCTTAAGCTGGCTCCAGTTCTTAAGACTCCAGCGCCAGCTGTAGCTCCAAGATAGCCAGCAGTAGCAGCTGCATCTACTTTGACTTTCTCATTTGTGCTGGCTGGAAGAGCTTGACTTACCCATTTAGTAGAAGCTTGATCATAAGTTAAGACATCTTGATCACTAGGAGAGTTTAGATCTATATCAGTTAAACCTTCTAATGATAAAGCAAAATTTGTCCTTCTTAATTGAATATTTCCACCCATCAGAAAAACTTCCTCCTTAGATCGCCATAGAGCAAAGATCTCAAGCTGCAGAATAGGATCCTATTCACTTGCTCCCTCTGTAAATCTAAAAGGCTCAAATTTTAGAATAAAGCTTTTTTGAATCTTGAAGTTTAATCTTGCAACATCTAAGCAGGGAGAAGAAGTAGTCTTGCATTGTCTACAATTACAAGCCCATTCAAAAATAGGCTTTCCCCCTGTGTCCCATCCTCTAAATATTTTATAGAGCATTTTTATAGCCTCGTTATCCTTGGATCTGAGACTGGCTTGATATCAGCTAAAGCATAGATCACACTCTCTGCTTGATCTGGAGATCTGCCTAGCTTCTCTTTGATCTTATCTTTAGGAATAATGAAGAGCTGTCCTGCAGAATTTCTATCATACTTAATAGACATTAGCTGAGTTAGTAGCTCCCTGTCATTAGGAAGGCTGATAATATCTAACAGCTCTCTCAATCCCCAGTGGATCTCAGTCCTGACATTTTTGAATTTAATTGGATTCTTAGGCTTCCCAGCTCCATGGATCTCTAGTATCTTTATATACACTTTGAAAGAAGCTTCCGCAAGGCTTTCTCTAGCTTTTTTTGAAACATTCTTTAAGACCCATTTAGTGTAAAGAGCTTGCTTCTCTGATCTCTGCTCTTTGAGCCTATCTACTACTCCAGAGCCTAGCCCATCAGCATCTACTTTAATAGTGATCTTAAGGATTGCTTTCTTAGCTATTATTTCTATGCCAGCTTCTTTCCATTTAGGTAGGATCCTTTCTGCGCAGCACTTCCAGATCTCACCAGTAGTCTTCATGAGATCATGACCTTTAGCCTTGTTATAGAACTCTACTCTTGCTCCTTCCCTAAGAGTAATCACTGTCTCATCTGAAGTATGTCTTTCAGATCTAGCTACATCTACTCCTATCTCAAGAGGTAGGGAAGCCTTTACTCTCCGCTTCATAGATGCCCTAATTGCAAGATAGAGATAGAGATTATCAGGCTCCCCTACAGCTTCCCAATCGCCTTCCATAAGTGCTTTATATGAGACTGGAGATAAGATCTTCTTCATGTTAGGAATGTAGTTAGGTGGTAAATTCTCTTTATTATCTTCTGGAAGAGAGGGGATAAAAGTATGATCTTCTAAATTCTTTTCTAAAAATCTCTCTTTGATCCAGCCTATGTTAGGGTTACATGAAAGAAGAAAAAAATACTTGATCCCCGGAAGATTCAATCTGAGTCTAGTAGATAACATGATGAACTGCTCTTCAGTGAATTGCTCTGCTTGATCAAGGGCTATCCATCCATATTCACCTGACATAAATTTATCCCAGTCGTCTTCTCTTTCTCCTAGCCCTCCATAGCGGATCCTAGATCCATTCTTGTAGTAGATATATTTTTTAGTTTCATTCCATCCTGCTATGGTCCGCTTATCTATGAACTTCTCTAGCTGGGGATAGACTGTATCAGTGAATGAAGGGAAAGTCCGTCTTAATAGAAGCCCAAAATTGCCAGGATAATCAAAACTAAGCATCTGCCCTTCATTGATCAATGCTGCAGTTTTCCCTCCCCCCATAGCTCCACCAAAGAGCTTATACATTTCTGGAGCTTCATGAAATTCTAACTGTTTTTTATTTCTCTCTGGATCATACTTGAGATCTATCTCTAAGATCTTAGTCTCAAGCTCAAAATCTTCAGTGATTCTTTTTTCCAGCATTTTTTTTCTTCTTCTTATCTTTAGGTCTAGGGATAGTAGACTTTATTAAAATCTTTTCAAGCCCAGGGAAGTCTAGCTCTTGCTTATCCTTCCAGCGTTTAGATCTCCTATTCTTAAGCCAAATAAAGCAAGCTGCTACATCAGGTGGGATGAACTTCTTTATTTTCTTAATAACTGTAGGGACAGCTTTAGGCTCTTCTTCTTTTTCCTTCTCTCCCTTCTTCTTAGCTGTCTTCTTTCTATCTTTCAATCTATACTCAGTGTGAGTCTCTTCATACTCATATCCTAAAGCTCTTTTGAGAAGCGCATTTTCTACTTTTACATCTACTGGACTTTTTCCCTTTTTTATAGCATCCGAAAAGTCCGAATGATCTATCTGATATTGATAGTAAGTAGAGATAGATATCCCCAGCTTCTTAGCTATCTGCTTATCATTCAAACCTCTTCTAGCATAGTCTTGAGCTAAGAGAGGAAAATCTTTTTCTATATACTTTGGTTTAGCCACTTTGCTTTAATCCTCACTTATGATAGAGTCTGATCACTATGAAGAGTGATTTTTCAGAGCCTTCTAAACCACCTGCAGAAAGTAGATTCAGAATGATCAACTGGATCTGCTCAATTTGTGGGCTCATAGTCTTAGCTCCTAAAAGTAAAAAGCCTCGCTTCTTCTCTAGCACTCCTCACATTCACCACTGCGAATTTAAGAAGAAGAGAGATCATTAAACCTCTCCTTTAACTTAGTGATATTTTCAGGATATTTCAAGTAGTCCCATTCTCTTTTCCTTACATAAGCTAACTTATCTAGCACTCTCCCTTCTCTTAAATAAAGCATTTTCTGAAAGTCTTTTAGATGCTGAAATTTCTTATTCATGAAGTATTTCTCTAAGATTTCAGATCCTTCATTCCCTGCTCTATGAACTGCCATCCTTTCTACAAGCGAAGCCCGGGAGTCTATATAGCAAGAAGAGAGAACCTGCATTTTAGGGCTTTTATACATCATCCTTTCTTTCTCTAAGAAGAAGACTCTCCAGTTATGAGAAAAAACTGCAGCGCAATCTTCCATAGGAGTTAAAGGCTCTGGAGAGAAAGGAGTAGAATGAACTATGATAACAAATCTAGTAGATCCTTTAGCTCGATCAGCTTCAGCTACTGCTTCTTTAAACTCGTCTAAATAATGAGTGCTAGGCTCTTCCCATGGATAGCCACATATAGAGAAAATCTTAATGAAGATCTTCTTCTTGATATTTCTAGCTCTAATTTCTGAAAGCTTATCTACTATGTCTGAGTTCTTGATCATCTTATTTACTTTGAACCGCGAAGCTTCAGAGAAGCCATCTATAGCAGTTATGTAATGACCTGGCTCTTTGATATCCAGTGCTTTGATATCATCTTCTACTGAAGAGTCATAGATAGTAGAGTTATATTTCTTCACTGGAATAAGAAGCTTATGAGTCCACGAGTAAAAGCAGAATAAACATTTATTTCTACACCCTACATTTCTTTCACCATCTACTAAATTCTGAGGCTGTCTATAAGTGTATTTTTTCTCTAGTCCAGGATCTTGATCAGTGTCTAAAACATTATCTGGGCGATCACCTTCTAAGATCTTATTTATCTGCCCTTCAGCTCTTCCAAAAACAGCTAGATCAAAGTAAGGAAGATAGCTCCTTACATTGAGTAAGCCTTGTCCCCCTACTATAATTTTAGTCCCATTTCTAGGGATCCCTTTCACATTCTTGATCAGATTCATAGCATCCCTATAGCTATGAAGAGGCACTAAAGCAAAGTCAACTTCTGGAAGCTGTAGAGGAGAAATGAATCTTACTTTATGCTTCTTTTTATCCAGCTCTTTAACTACTGCATTGATCCCTAAATATTTAAAGCTATCAAAATAGACATTTTTTCTAGTAGCTCTGCATTTCACTAATTTAGAGAAAACTAAGATCCCTATTCTAGCCATTTAAAGCCACACTTAGGGCATATTCTCTCTAGCTCTTTTTTCTCTCCGGAGACTTCATCACTCGGAGCAAACCCCCCTAAAAGTTCTTTCAATGAGACAGGATCTTGAAGATCTATCTTGTAAGCCTCTAGTTCTATCTCATCTTTTAAAGCAAAGATCTCTTCTGCTATTTTTTCTTCAATCCAGATCCCAGAATTATCATTATCAGAAAGCGCATACTTCCACTTTTCAGCTTCAGTCTTTGGATGGACTAATGATAGATCTATTTTTTTATGCTTCAGATCTTTAAGCACAAAGTAGCGAGTCCTACCACCTAAGATAAAATATCTTCCATTCTCAGGATAAGCTACAGCTGGCTTATAGACTCCTAAATCTTCTACTTGAGCTTTAGTCCTTTCATAGTCTTTAGTCTTAGTAGCTCTAGTCTGTAAATTCTTATTCCAGACTTCTACCAGGGAAATATCAACACTTACGATCTCCATCAGAAAAAAAGCCTCGTGAGAGCTGTTCTAAGCGAAGATCTCGAGGTGGTGAGTGCTATCTTATTAGACTCTCCCCTCTGGGAGCTATCCATCAGCATTTTTAGCGTCTATATGCTTTATGATATCTTTTTGATTATCTTCCATCATCTTGAAGATCTTCCCATGATCCTGTCTATTGTTTTCATGGACTGTTTTCAGTTGATCTCCTATCATCTCAATAGCCTTAGAATTAGCAGCTATATCTCCTTCATGTTTAAAGCATAGAGTCTTCTTGCTGATAGTATTCAAGTCCTTTGGGATGGTTGGAGCCTGAGTGTTCTTTTTCTGAAATTTAACTAAGAAAGCAAATACTATGATCAAGATCACTATAGCAAGACAGCCAGCTGGTCCGAGAATATGCCAAGGGATCTGTTGTCCCATTAGCCCTTCTTCCCAAAGATATCAGTTAAAGTTAGATATCCACCAGTGAAGCCTAGCACTCCTAAAGTGAGCATAGAGAATTTAAACCAATCTCCAGAAACATCACTTGAGAATTTTGCCAGTGCATAAGATAGCACTATAAGCACTAAAGAGGTGATCCCCAGCTTTAGCCTCCTGTTCCTTTCCTTGTTATTGACAGCCATCATCAAGCCTCCTTTTGATTTATTTAATGAATCCTTTTAAGCGATCCATATCAAATAAATTCCCCGGGCAAGTCTTCACCGCGAACTGGTGATGAGGGAAAATATCAGACAAGGTAAGATTGGAATATTTAAGCCAAAGAGATATCAATTTAGCTCCAGCTATGAGCTGTGAATCTGTGGGAAGGATAGCATCAAAATTTCCTATAAAGCAGATCCCTAGAGAGTGCTGATTTTGTCCTTTAGTATGCGCTCCTGCTATATCCCACATTCTGCCTATTAAGATTTCATAACAAAGCTCATTTCCACTGAAGACTAATTCTACTCCAGCATGATAACCTATATCTTGCCAGTGTAAAGTCTGAGTGTGATATTTTCTGATAGCTCCCCATGATACAGAGCCTGAATCTTTAGTAAGGGAATGATGAACAATTATTTTTGTAGGTTTGAATACCATGACCCTATTTAGAATTAATAATCTAGGGTCAATTAAAAGTCAAGGTTAATTTAGATAAAAATGATGGCGCTGGGAAAGATGCTAAAAACCTAGCTTTTGATAACTATGGGCGTCTATGGAAGTGGATTGAAGCATCCAAGGTTTGAAGATCTTTTTTGTTTGCCATCATTTAATCACGAATTTAAAAGTAGCAGTAATTACTACACCTACTACTACACCTATTATGATCCCTGTCTTAAGTCCTCTCCAGAAATTCTTACTTTTCTGCTTTTCGCATAGATCAAACTGGAAGTCTTTCTCTTCTATTATGCTCTTATAATTCATGATCTGAGATCCTTGAGCCCAAGCTATTCTGTAGACATTCCATGTAGCTATCTTCTGAAAATGAACAGCTTCTAGAGCTTCAGAAAGACTAAAAGTAGTCTCATCTAATTCTTGTTTGATAAGCGAAAACTGGCTGATCATAGCTATAGCATTTCTAGCACACTCTACAGAAAATAAGACTCCTTTAGAAATAAGCTGGATCTCTGCACACTCTAAGATTTCCCTAGCTTCTTCTACTAGCCTTGAAGGTGGAAGCTCCATAATCACCTCTACTCTTTCTTCTCTTTTTTCTCTGAGATCTTTAATGGTGATATCTCTTTCTGCTATGACAGCTAAGTTTTCTTCTACTCTAGCTTCAGCTGCTTCAGCCATCTTAACAGCATCTTCAATTATTACATCTTTCTTTAAGTTATCAGTCTCTAAGACTTTAATTTTTTCATTACTCTCTTTGATATCTTTCTTATAACTAGCATCCCTACAAGCTCGATCTAGATATATGATCCCAATGAAAATAGCTATTGCTATAATTATTTTAAGCCAATTTTTCTTTAACCATTCTGGACTAAATGTAACCATTTTCAAGCTCCTTTTGTCTCATTGTCTTCTTGTTTTATATGAAGCTTAATCTTATCTCTAAGCCCTCTCCAGACAATCCTATCAATAGCTTTAGTTACTGGATCTTCTATCCATCCTTTGAAGGCAGGGAATTGAATAGCCTTTAAGATCATGCGCCTTTCAAGTTGAGTGATCTGCATAGTTTCACCTGATTTTAAGATCCTTATTTGAGAAGCTTGTCCTTTTATTATGCTTTCTTTCTCTTCTACTTCTTTCTCTAAGAGATCTGCTTGCGTCTTGAATTTTTGAAGCTCTTTTCTTTTGAAGATCTTTTCTATGAGATCTCCAAAGAATTTCATGATCTTCTTTTTCATGTAGTCTCTCCTCGCCCTTTAAATAGGGCTAAAAAATTCATAATATGCTTAGTTTCAACCTCATTAGCTAACAGGTATAGTGTCCTATTAGCTGGGCTTTTTCTTTGCTTAGAATCCATTAAATAGCCTTTTTATTTACTTACTTTTCTTAGGTCAATTCTGATAGTGCCAGCTACATCATTGAGCTTGTAGATCTTGTATTTCCACTTATCGCCTTTCCATTCACATTCTCCATCTATTCTTTGAAAACCATCATGAGTTAAAAGTTGTATTGCAGCTGGAGTTATGTCTTTAGGATCATCAAAATTTTCAATGATTTCTTTAGCCATTTTCTCACCTCCTTTTAAAGCTATATATCCAATGCCTAAATTTTTTGCTGGACAGAAAGGGGGTTCATTATCTTTGATTGCATACTTGCCAACAAAGGGATTATATTTTTCAGACATTCTTACTCCTTAATCTTTTCCTGTTTAACCCAATCTTCAGACTTCTCAAAATTAAGTAAGAATCTGATAGCCATAGCTGCATTATGAATAAGCTCTTTTTGAAGCTGATGAGATCCAGCTCTTCCATAATAAAAATCAAGTGCTGCCTTCACTACTGATCCAGCTTCTTCTGCTACTATAGCTGCTCCATGAACAGGATCTAAACTCCATTCAGGGTGAAGCTTTTTTGCCCTTCTGATCTCATTGTCAATCTCTAAATAGATATGCTCTATTTTCATTTTAATCCTCCTTTAGCTCAAGATAGTCTATCCTATCACCTTCAGATATACCTAGAATATTAACAAGGTTTATGATCGCTGATGCTTCACTTCCTTTTAAGATATTAACCATCTTGATCAAGAGATCTTCTTCAATCTCAACTTTATCTCTTAAAGAAATATGCCCTTCTGCTTTCTGCACTCCGATTTCGATTTTGTATAAAGTTTTCATTTAACACCTCCTTTAATCACAAGATATAGTGTATTAGTGCCGGGGATCCTAATCGAGATCTAAAAAAACTACACTATATATAGTGATCACTTCTTTTTTTTCTCCTTCTTTATTTTCTCTCCAAAATCAAAAAGATACATTCCCTTAGCTGGAGTGAATTTTCCTGCTTGGATCTTTCCTAGATCAGCTACTATCATCTGTCCTGTAGTGCCTATAATAACTTTCTTAATAGATTTCCAGTTAGCTCTTTTGATCCAGATCATTAAGGCTTCATACGGACCTAAAGCTGTGAAGTATTTTGAATACTCTTCAGTTCTTCTAGATATATGCTCATCTAGACTAGCTTGGATCCAGAGCCTTACTCTTCCTTTTATGGCTATTAAATCACTTCCAAAAACATCATTATTCTGATGCACCCAAATTAGCTTCATCACTTTAGATCCTTTCTTTATAGGGATCGTTATAGCTTTAGAGGTCATAGGGAAATTTCTTACAGTCCAGCCTCTTTCTTGAAGCCAATTTTTGATCCAGATCTGGAAGTCATTCCCTTTCTCTCTAAGTGATTTTTTCTTTTTCACGGATCCTCCTTTCGATTTCCTTTAATCCTCTCTTACAAATAGCACCTTGCGTTATCTTCTCTCCACATATACAAGCATAAGGAATCCCTGACTTATGAAGGGATTTTTTCTTCTTCATTTCTTTTTTCTCCTTTCTTTTATTTGAGTCGTGTATTCATAAGAAGCCTTACATCTTTTACAGTCTATAAATTGAAGGAAGGGAGTCTGCTTAATAGGATAAAGTATGCCACAAGCAGACATGAGAGAAGAAGTGCTAAGGTGTATTTTATGCTTTTCTTTCATTATTCACCTCTCCTAATTTATTTGAAAAAAGAAGCTCGATAGGGATATCATAATATTTTTTTTCTGAGTATGTATCTTTATCCATGACCTTTGTTCTAACTTCTTGATGATGAACCATGATCCCCCTTAAAGCTTGAAGAGCTATCCAGTAGCTTCTGCCAGTCTTAACAGAATAAATATAAAAATATAATCTCCCCTCGCAAATTTCATTCCACCTTTCATAGCAAAGCCAGTCTCTAATTTTCATCTTCAAGCTATCTGTGCATCCCTTTACTTCAATGAAGAAATGATAGCAATCTTTGAACCATACAAAATCTGGAAGGCACCTGATCAAGTGAGGGATATCATAAAAGGTCTTACTTTTAACTCTATCATTTTTCTCATCAAATCCAAGCCTTCTATATTCTCCATCCTTTTTCATCCAACTGATACATAGATCTTCAGCTATGTTACTAGGCTCATTTCTTTTATTGAAATTTATTATCTTTGAGCTTTCAGGCATTTAATCTTCCTTTTTTTCGTTACTCTAAAATTTTCTGCAGATCTCGCCCGGGCAGCCTCGAGCTTTTTTCTAGTAACATACTTTTTATATGCTCTAGCGTGTGCCATCTTACAGGCATTACAACAGAAGCCATCTCTTCCTACAGGCTTAAAAGCCCTATAAGGCTTACTACACCATCTACAATGTTTATCGAATTTTAGATATTCGTTCCACTTACTCATGTTACTAAAAAAGCGATATCTAAATTAACTTTTCTACTTGCCCTGGAATTGGGTAACTCTTTAATCTCCTATTTTATCTGGAGCATTAGGCATATCGCCACCGGGGGAATCAGCCTTTTTGCTAGAAGCTTTTTTCTGCTTACTTGTAAGATCTTCGACTAACTGCCCTTCATCTACATATTGAGCTTTCTGCATCTTTCCTTCTTTTCCTACTTTAGGCTCTACGCAATATTGTCTACAGCCATTCAGGTATTCAATCCTTGAAGTAATTGTCCCCTTGAATCCAGTTACTTTGTCTTTGACTTTTTCTCCTAGCCTGAAGTCCCATTCTGTTGAATAATTCTTAGTCATTTTTTATCTCCTTTTAATTTAGTTTTAAATTTTTCTTCTAAATATTTAATAAAATCAGCTGGAGAATCTTTAAATTTCTCTACAGCCTCTTCTGCTTCTTTATCACTAAGAGAAAAGATTAGATCAGAATATCTCCTATAGTCTTTCTTCTGCTTCTTTAAAATAACATATACTTCATGTAAGAATTGACTAGGATATTTTGTCTTATGCTTCCCTTTATCTCTTCCTACTTGAGAAGCCCTGTATTCTGTTTTAGATCCCCCTTTTTCTTGTGCCCTAGTGAGCCAGTTAGTGATAAATCTTCTATAGTTTTTCTTCTTCTTTGAAGGGTTGCTTAAAAGCCACTCTCTCATTCCATTTAACTCATGATCAATATCTACAGCTGGATAAGCTTCTAGCCATCCAGCTTTATCTTCTATGGTTATATTAAAAAATTTTCTTTTTTTAAAGTCGAAGTATATTACTACTTCTTCTTTCTTTCTTTCATTCATTAAAGTTAAATATAAACTTAAATATAAAGCAGGAGTAGTCCCGTAGTTAGACTGTCCTTGTGTAGGAGCTTTAGAATACATTGAAGGAGCCTCTCTATCTTTCCTTATACTTTGAAATTCTTTAAAGGCTGTGAATTGGACTACTGGCTTTTTTGTCCTTAAATCTTCATAGAGGGTTAAAAGCTCTGCATCAGCTAAGTCTATCATTGATTCAGCTATCTTTTTAATTGAATATTTTAGATAAGGGCAACACTCAGTTTTTATCTCTTCTGGATCCCCACTAAATCTTCCTTCTCTATCAGTGTAAGCATAAACAAGACAATATAACACTCTAGATCTATCAGTTTTTAGAGAAGCAAATTTCTTAGACTTCCCTAACCTTCTATCTATGATTCTTCCTCTTGCCATTTTCTCATTCTCCTTTAAGTAGAAAAAGAGGGGGTTAGTCTTCAGCTTCTAAAAATTAGGAGTAAGAAAAAAAAGAAGCCTTAGATCTAACCCCCAGTGAATCATTTCTTCTTCTTTTCTTTTAGCTCTTTGTCTCTGAGTTTTACTGCTGAAGCAGCTGCCTTATCTAACTTCAGCCTTCTTGTTCTAAGGTCCGTAAGCTGATCTTCTTTTTTCTCTATCGAATCTTGGCAACTTTTAATATCAGCATCTACTAAGGATAGCTCTTCTTGAATAGTGTTATAGAGCTGATCTGCTTCCCCAAAGAGCCCGGGCTGTCCAGGCGTTTTTTTATTGTCTTTTTTCATATCACCTCCTTCGTCTACACTCTCTCAAAGTAGACTTCAATTCCAGGAATCTTGATAGTCCCTTTAGATGCCCTTACTGCTGTCCCTATTTTCACTTCATCAAGCTTCATGTAGTCTCTAGGCACTTCAGCTAAGTTGATCAATTTCCACTTTGGGATCTTCCTTATAACAGTCCCTTTAGTCTCAGGAGCTTTAGGGATCTTAGCCATTTTCTCAATCGAAGCCTTTACTTTATCATCTAGATCTACTGCTTCTTCTAGCTTCTCATCTGCCCTCTCATAGTCTCCAGCACTCTCTAAGGCTTCAGATTCTTTGAGAAGTTGATCTTGCTTTTTTTTCTCTGCTTCTATCTTAGCCCGGGCTTTCTCTTCTTTCTTCCTGATCGCTTCTTGGATCTTAGTTTTATAAGCAATTATCTTAGGCTTGATGATGCTCTGTGCTTTAAGAAAAGGTCTAACATTTCGATCAATTTCAGCTATAGAGGCTTTCCATGCTTTGTGTGTATTCTCTCTAATGGGGTCTAAATGTTTATGGATCTCTTCAATGAAGACTTTGCAGACTTGAAAAAATTCATTAGCTTCCTGTAGGGATTTATTATCAGCTATAACAAAAGCCTCTGCTCGATCAGCTAGGCTCTCGCCTTCAGATTGAATCTTCACGAGAGCTTTATGTCTCACACTTATAGGTCCGATACTTTCATTTTCCATTAGTAGCCTCCTCTACTATAGTGAGAGTTACTTTAGTCCTAGTCTCAGGTCTGCCATAGATTTTCTTATGCTCTTCTGGATAGTCATAGACTGTAGCTTCATAGTCTCTAGAAGTGATCTCTACTCCTTCTACTATAGCGTTTACACCTTTAACTTTCTTCCTTAGGGCTGCATCAGTCTTCTTCCATGAAGTCCCTAGTGAGTGCCACTTCTTCCAGAATAAGAGATCTTTTATAACCTCTTCATCTATCTCGTCTGCATACTTAGTAACTTTAACTGGTGCGCACTTATGATCAAAATCACATAAGCCACAAATTGAAGCATCATATTCAATCCTTTCTGGAAGTGTCCCTTTAGCTACATGATGATTGACTAGCTCACATTTCTTAATGCAATTCTCGCCTAACTCATAGTCTACTAGCATAGGCAAGATCCGCGGTCTTAGTCTATAGGTCTTTAGAGCTAAGAATCCATATTCATAACCAGCCATGAGTAGATAGATATTCAGCTGTGAGATAGCTTTCTTGATCCAATAAGAGCTACTTGATTTAATCTCTTCTATAGAAGTCATACGCTTGAATAAATGAGGGGATGCAGTTTTGATCTCTAAGGGAGCCCTGCCCTTAAAATTTTGCTCTTCAATTTCAAATTCTAAGAAGCCATCAGTCCTTCCTGAGATCTGATACTTGTTCCAGTCAAAATACTTCTGAGCTAAAATGATCTTATAGCCTTCTTCTTCGATCATTCTCTTGATCTTCTTCTCTCCATCTTTCCCTTCTTCAAATATGTATTCAGTCTCTACTGAAGGAAGTTTTCTATCCCTCCAGTTTACCCGGGAATAGACTAAGAACCTTGCGCATGGATGATCAACTTCAGAAGCCCAGTTACTGATCTTCTTAGAGACTGTGCGATCAGACGATCTAGTGTAGTCCATCTTATTCAAAATGGAGTTACAGACCCCTTGAAGATCTTCCAGTGTAGGTTTATAAGTTTGGGTCTTCATCTGGACTCTCCATTTCTGCAGGAGTCTTTTTTTCAGGTGTCTCTTCTGCAGCTTCTCCAGCTGTCTCTTTTATGACTTCCGCCTCTTCTTCTACTTCAGCTTCTATGACTGAAGCTTCAGTTTTGATTCTCTTATCTCCAGCTTCAGCTTGATCTGAAATGTCTGAAACAGCTTTAGCATCTAGCTCATGGCGCCATCCATAGACCTTTACTTCAGCTATAGCATTTTTTTTCTCTCTGTCTTCTTTGTCAAAAGTAACTGAGACTTGAGAGATCCCTATAGCAGGGTGATCTTTCAAGCAATTTCTTTCAGCTATCTTCTGTGCTATTCGATCTCCAAATCTCTGCCTTTGAGTGTGATCTTCTAAGCAAGCTATGATAGCTTCATGAGAGTAGTCAATCCAAATCCCCAAAGGTCTAACCGTTTCAAAGAAGACCCATTTCCCTTCTTTTTCAGGCTTCTCTCTTCTAGTCCCATATTCAGCGCACCCTGGATATTTAAGATCTTCTTTTTGATAGATCTTCTGCTTCATCTTAGCTTGAATAGCTTGAATAAAATAAGTGTAGACATTATAGAAGAGGGTCTTATCTATGGCTACTATATTCCCTACCGGAGAGAAGCCGATAGCCATCTTTCTTACATTCACTGTCTCTATAGCTTTAGTTACTTTGTGCCTTTCTACATGGGGATTAGGATAAGCCATTTTGTCTACTACCACACTTTGTGGGGTAACTAAATTGATTGAAGCAATCCTATTGAGGTGAACATAGCCTGTGCTAGAAATTGCATACTTACTTTTGATTCTGTATAGATGCCCTTTCTTTTCAGACAAGCTTAAGTGTCCCTCAAAGGGATTCAGGATCTGGCTTCCATGCTTCCTTGCTAATACTTGTGCAAAGGAAAACTGGACTAAGCCTTTTTCTCCTTTCTTGTCTTCTGTCATTTAACATCTCCTTGACATTTTTTGAGAGGGTCATTATCTTAATGATAACTAGCCCTCATTCTCAAGCTGGTAGTTTTGCTCATTCTCACCAGCTCAAGAATCCATAGTCCTGAGAGAAGAGGGCTGTTGCCAGCCCTCTTACTCTCACTTTTACCCATTGGATCCTTTCTTCTTCTCTGTGCTATTACCACCTCCTTTATCTAGTGATAGAAGATCAGCTAAAGATCGGGCTTCTCTAGCTGCCTTCATTAATTCTCTCTCAAGCTTCCTTAGGCGCTTATGGATAAGTCTGATCTCCTTTCTTTTGGTTTCATGATGCTCGATTCTATGAGTAGATTGACAAAAAATCTGATCTTTTCTGTTAGTGCCAAAAAGCTTCTTACACCGCGATAGAGAGCATTTCCTCTGATACTTATAGCTTTCTATAGGTCTTTCCATAGCCCTGTCTTACTAGGCATATTATACATTTCTAGAGGGTTGTCAAGCTGTAGTTATAGACCTCTTGACTATCGGGATTTAGTGTAGATGTCTCTGAATAATCTAACTCCAATGTCTATAGCTTTTTTTTCAGTGATCCAATGACACCTATCTCCCCAAATTGTCTTTCCAGATTCTAATTGAATGAGTGGAATAGGATCAGGAGCTTTAGCACCCTTGAAAATATCTTTAGCTTGAAAGGCTAACTTAATTATCTTCCCCCATCCTAGACAGTTATGCTTTTCTTCATCCCATACTTGGACTAAATCACCTTCTTTCATAGTGCCTCCTTAATCAAAAAATTCACCTTGACAGCTAGGGCATAAGCCTGAGATCTCATATTCTTTTCTACTTAATTCGTCTTGGATCTCATCTACTTTCTCTTTGCATTGAATACAGATCTTCTTTCCATGGGCTTCAGCTAGGCTTATGCCAAAACACTTCCTAGCTAGATCATCAGTTAAGTCTTGAAGATTCTTTGATCTCTCCATGTTTACTCCTTTTTTGTTTGTAGTGATAAATCCATGCTTGCTTTAGATCATCTGGAATGATCAGCCAAATGAGGACTAAGATTCCAGATCCAATAAGAAGATAAAAAATTAGATCTAAGAAATTCATGGATCCCCCTTATTGAATTTTCAGAGTTATATCGCCTGGATATTTCTTAGCTCTTTCTTTAGCCTCAATCCAAGCTTCCTTTTTAGTAGAAGCATCTACTTTGAATCTATCTACTCGTGTGTTCAATGAAGAGAAGACTTCAAAGTGAAAAGGGATCATGATTTTCTTTTCAATTTCCTTAGCTTTTCTAGGAGTCGTGATAAGAATAGGTAGGACAGAATTAATCAATAAGCTATAGAGCCTGGTCCGTAACTCTTCTTCTAATGCTTTTGCTTCTTCTGTTTTTACTTTAAGGATATTAGATCCAGCTGGTAGGTCTTCGATTTCTTGCATTAAGTAACAATGCTTAAGGGTCAATTCGAAAGCATTAAATTCTTTTAAGTTACTCATTTTTTCTCCTTTCTAAAGTTAAATAAAGTTGATTTCGTATTGATCTTTTTTGCTAGGGGGGATCCTTCTTTTAGCTTCCCGGAGAGTGCCACGATAGATAACTTTGTCTGGAAAATCTCTGAATTTCTTGATCAATACACACCTTCTTTTTTTCTCTGATTTTTTCATTTTTTACCCTCACTTTTCTAAGTTAGCTTCAAGATAATCTGCGCAAAATTCATAAGCCTTAGCTGATCCTGACACGAACATTGAAGCTGGAGATTTATTGTATCTCCTTACTTTGTCTTCAGCTTCTTTTTGCCTGTGCCGAAAGAGCTTAATAGCCCTTTCAATTTTTTCTTTTTGCATTTTCTCTTACTCCTTTTTTATGGATTTTAAAGCTTTACCAATTGACATTATCATAGTCAATGATAACTTCTTTCTTACACCATTCACATTCTTGGACTAGATCTTGACCTAGTTTTTTATGGTGGATATGAGACTCTATGACTCCATCTTCTAGATCATTATCACCCTTACATTTAGGGCAGATCCAGCTTAAGAGGATAATGGTAGGGACTACTTTTTTAAGCTTTTTTTGATTGCTCATTTTCTTACTCCTTTAAACTGTAGCTTAATGGTATAAGAACAGGGGTAAGCTGTCAAGAAAAAGCAGTAGCCTTTAAGGGTGAATTTAAGGGTGAAATTTGAAGCTATTTTAGTTAGTTACTTCAGCTGTAGGATCTAAAATAGCAAGGGCTTGGGCTACTGTAAGAGGGGAAGTGTATCTTTTATTTATGAGCTTTTTTAGCATTGTGATATCATCTGCGCTTAGATCTATCAGTCCATTAGTAGAATGGATAGCTTGAGCCAGCTCCCACATCTTGATCTTTAGATCAGATGATATTTCTTTTGCTCTTTTAGTTATTTGATCAATCTCTATAGGTGGATTTACTAAGACTTCAATACAGATTTTTCTCAAAGTAAGGGGAGATCCAAGCCTCAATAAAGGGAAGCCATCTTTATCTCTCTTAGGGTTTCCCTGCTCATCCTCATCTATGACTTGCTCTTTGATGATCTTCCCTTCTAAGCTTTTAAATTTGTAATTCATGTCTATCTTCATTTTGCTCACCTCTGCAGGTATTATATAAAAAGAGATCTCATTGTCAATCCTAGATATATTAAGAAGTAGCTATGAAGCCTAGATTCTCTAAGACTACTAAGATAGCGTTTACTGCAGTAGCATCATCCCCAGCTGTGTTAGCTATATGAGCTGCTTGGGCTACCGGGGAAGCTCCAAAGAATCCAAATTTTAAAGTGCCATCATCAGTTATTCTAAAGTCTCCTGAAGACCCCCCTATAGTCCCCCCTAAAGAAAGGAGAATATCAGCGTCATAGTCAAAGCTGTCTCTATAGATCTCTAGGGCATAAGAAAGAGTAGCTATATCAGCTTGAAAATTATTAGCTATTCTGATCCCTACAGCTTTAGTTACTGTAGATCCAGATCCACCATCTAAGATAACTTCTGCTCCTCTCATCACTGTAGTTATGTCATAGACTTTAGCATCTGCACTTATAGAGAGTCCTTCTAAGACAGCTACATTATTTCCTGTCTCTCCCGGTCTTCCTGCTCTAGCTTTAAGCTCTAAGCCTCTGATTGTTCCTGTGCAGACTTCATCCCCATTAGAAGCTTGAATATAAGCGCCTCTTAAAAGTCCAGTGAGTCCAGTAGTATCATCTTGATAAGCGTCTATCCTGAATCCAAATCCTCCAGCTGCAAGTGTAGAGATACGGACCAGATCTACATAGCCAGCTATTGAAGTATCTACTTGAACTATTTCTTTCCATGCTGAAGCTTGTCTATGATAAAGCTTCTCATCATCAGAATCAGAGAATAGAGATCCAGCTTGAGGATTAGAGGGAGCTGTAGCGCCTCTCCAATTCTGCACTATTCTATTAGCTTGCTGAAAGCTTAAGATGCTTCCACTTACAAAAGCGTCTCCATCACCTAATCCCATTAGTGCCTCCTGTTTGAATTGATCTTACTAGGAAACATAATCTCATTAGCTATAAAGCTCTTCTTGAAGATCTGAACATTCAGTATAGTGCCTCTTCCTTTGACTAGCGATCCTTCTGAAGCTCCTTTCTTCAGATCTTCTTCATTAGCTAATCCATATAGCTCGTTATTTGCAAAATGAAAAGCCCTCAAAGAATTTCCAGTTATCTCGTCTAGTTCTTTTTTCCAGATCTTAATCTGCTTCTCATCAGCATCATGTTTTATACGCTGGAAGACAAAATTAAGCTCTTCGATCAGATATATTGCTCCCCCTTTTCTTCCTTCAGATATCTTGCTCACCATTTCAAAGCTATCTCCATGTCTAGCCTTCCCAAAAGTTTTTTCTATCCATTCAATGATCTTTTGTTTTAACATTTAATAATCCTCCAATATCCCTTCATCTATTAAAGCCTTCCCCCCTTCACCATCAGCAAATCTATTGTCTGTCTCATCACAAAGATAACCGAACATTTTATCAGACTCAGTAGCAGAACTCCAATTAGAAGCTATGACCCCTTCATCTCCTAAGACAAAATGTCCTTTTAAAATATGCTGCATATCTTTAGCTACTATATTTATTTTATCTGCCATGAAGTCATAAGTCATACTTTCTATAAAATAATATCTTCCTGACTCCCCTGCTCCAGTAGAAGAGATCCCCATTAGATCTTGCCATCTGAAATTATAAAAAACATCTAACTCGTCAAAGAAATGGATAGGGACTGAAAACTCTAACTTAGGATCTCCTAGACTAAATTCTACTAACCCTTCAGCTATTAATTGATCTACTAAACTTTGTGTTATGATATAAGGAAATTGCCACATTTTTTTATCTCGCCCAAGGTCTTCTTTTCCTTGTTCCCCTTCTTCCCCCTCCTGCTCTAGGAGTTGTCCTTGTGTCTTCTAAAGGTGTAATTTCCCAAGGATCTATTACTATATCTGCTCCTTGATAAGCATTAGATTTAAAGAGATCCCAAGTAGGGCAGTAGTCAAATTCTGCACTAATGGCGCTTATGGCATCTCTCAAATTATATTTCCTAAAAGCTTTCCCTACAGCTTCTAGCTGTCTGAATATAATTGGTGCTGGGTTTCCATTGTTAGTAGAAAAATTTGACATATCTTTTTTTCCTACAGTTAGACGCCCATCTTTCTTAGTGAAGATTTTAGATCCAGCTAATAAGTCTTGTAAGACATCCATAGGATCTGCTTTATCTTGAAGGATAAGTTTCCCAGCTTCACCTTCTCCCATGTTATCATAGACAGTAGCTAGATCATCAAAAGAAGCAAAGTCTATTAAATCAGGAGAGACACTTAAGATCTCAAGCAAAAAATAAAGGGTGATATAAGCTGGATTTTGCACATATCCATTATCTGAATTTAACCCAGAATAAGAGACTCCTTTGCAATTAAAAGTAACTTTCTTGTCTTCTTGATCAGAAGTGAAAGTTATATAAGTCCTACCTTCTTCTACACTCACTGAATAATTAGAAGTAGAGACAGCGACTACATCATCAGAGTAGACTTCATCTATAGAGTATAAAACTCCATTAGCTGCTAGATATTTATAATTAGCAGTATCAATGCAGATAGCTTCTACTTGCCCTCTGAACTCTCCAGTAGTAAGGCTACATAGACCAACAACTTCAGGGACAGGTGCGCCATTATTATCAGGATGGATATTTGAATAATCTACATCTCCATAGTCAGAGCTACAAACATTTCTAGGCACATCTGCTCTAAAATATTTTTGAGTGATATCTTTTAATTTCACTTTAAAGATCTCATCTTCTAGAGAATAATCATCTATGATCAAAGAGATAATATGAGATCTCCAGCCGAAAGGCTCATCTGGATAAGCTTGATAGACTTTTACTATTTGATTTTTCAAGATAGTATTCCCGGCAAGAAGCTTAGAAAATTCAAGATCATTATTAGCTAGATCTAAAGTTAGATCTGAGATTTTAAAAAGTCCTGTCTTACCTTCAAAGCCTCTAGGGATAGAAGAAATAGCTGAAAGATTTCCTTTATAGACTCGATCTGTCGCTCTGATATAATCCATAGCATAATATTTCATTACTTCAGATCCATCACTCCTATCTCTTAAATGCCAGTCTGAAAGAACAAGGGGAGCCTTCCTTTCTCTAAACTCCCTGTCTACATAAACATCACTTACATAAAAAGTGATCCTAGTAGAAGTATAACACCTTCCATCTGAATCGCAGTTCCAGTCCCCAGCATAGCCAGTGATATCAGTATTAGCATCTAAGTTCACATTTTCTTTCTCAAGCTTAATATGATAAGTCCCAGCTGCTAGAGCAGGGAATTTATTAGCTGGAATAGTTATTTGAGTATTACTATCTACAGTGAAGTCTCCAGCTGTGCAAGATAAAGAAGTAGTCCCTTGCCCTTGAAGCCCTTCAAAGTGTATTTTATCTACTCGATCTTGCCAGCCTGAACCACCTCTAGCTGGTCCGCCTGTCTCTAGCTCTGAATCTAAATTATCAAATCCTAGACCTGTTAAGACTACTGCTACACCTCCAGCTGAAGGCGCCCAGAGTCTATCTAAACTATTTACTATAGGATTGAAATAAAAGATTGTAGTTCGCCATATCAAGCCACTAAAGTAGACATATTCTGAAGTTGCATCTGGAGCTGTAGGATCATAATTTACTATCTCCATATAGACACCATTATCTACTAAATAATCTTGCTTAGCATTGAGCCAAGTCCCTACTCCACTTTGATAAGATCTTAAGTGTAAGATCCCACTACTGCCTGAACCTGCATTTATTTGAGGCATACTATAAGCATGGCTATAAGTAGGTAAGATCCCCCAGTTTAAATGACAGTGATCTAAGTCTGGACTTAAGCTCCTTCCCCAGTAGCCTACTCCATAATCCATCTCTGCCCTGCACATTTCATCTAAGCCCGGAAGAAGAGAAAGATCCCTCACTGAAAATTGAGGCTCATAATCTGTCCTAGATCCACCATTATAATAAGATCCTAAAATTAGTAGAGAAGTAATTAAATTCATATAGTAGATTCTATTAGGGACTGTCATAAGAGAGTTATCCCCCTTCCTTGTTCTATAAGCTCTAGAGAGACATTGTTATAATTGTAGTGGATCCTATCAGCATCTAGATCACTTAAGCAATTTACATACCATGAGTAAGCTGCAGCATCATTAGGGATGAAGATAAAAGGATCATCCCCATCTATAGCCTCAAAAAAAGATTCTGCTTCAGATAATAAATTAGCATCTGTGATCCCTAAAAAATCCAAAGTGAATCTTTTAACTTTAGCTTTTTGATTAAGCCATCTTTGACCATAAGGAGTTACAGTCTCCCCTCTCAAGTATCTAAGAATTTCCCTGTATGGATAAACAAAATTTTTAGTAAAACTAGAATGAGTGCCTAAAACAAATTCTCCTATTTCAGGATTCTCAGAGTTCCCAGAATCAGTGATCAATAGAGCCCAGTAGCGCATAGTCTCAGAGAGTGTTAAGAAGCTATTAGAATGCCCTGAAGTTACTGTAAAATCATCATCATAATCGCCAGCCTCACTTCCATCTGCAGGCTTCCCAGTAGCTGCTAAATAGCCTTTGAGCTTGAAGACTGTAGCACCTGTAGTTAAGTTATGATTCATGATCCCTGCAAAAGTTACAGCTGTGTCTGATCCTAGATCTATGATCACATATTCCCCTGATTTACTTGTGAATCTTAAAGGGAGAGCTTGGATCTTGTTATAGATATTTTCTTTATCATAGAATCCACTAGCATCTTCAGAGCTTACTGAGTCTAAAGTCCCTGAAGTTATAAGATTGCCAGTTACATATTTTATAGCCATTATTCTATCCCCAGCCTATCTTGCCATTTTTTCTTTTCTTCATTTACATCTAAAGCCTCGAGGATCTGAGGGATCACATGACCCCGGACTATCCTCTGGGCTGTGAAAGGATCTAACTGATCTTGAACTATTATAGTGATATCTATTTTCCTTGCTCTTTGATCGAAGAAGTTTTTAGTATCACTACTTTTAACTACATATTCTGGACCGCGCTCACCTACTTTAACTATTTCAGGTCCGCCCATTCCTACCCAGCCTCCCTCTTCTAATCCTCTTATTTTAGCAAACCAAGTCTTAATGAATAATACTGCAGCACCTACAGCTAAGAGATTAATAGGAAAAGGAAGGGCTTCCATGATCTTAGGGATAATTTGACCTATAGCCCATTTCTCAAAACTTCCTAAGATAGCTCCTACAAAGCCTTCAAGACTAGCTTCCATAGCCATAAATTCGCCTAGAGCTACAGCTGCGAACTCTTTCTGAGCTTCAGTCATTCCCTTCATTATTACAGTATAATCATCTGCATAGCCTTCAGTTTCCCTTACAAAAAATCCCATACTTTCCATGACATTAGCAAAAGCTTCATCAGCTGTTTGTTCAAATTGCTCCCATTGGAGATCTAACTCTGGAGTCTCTACTAATGAAAATAAACGATCCCATTCTTCTAAGAGTTCTGATGGTGGCTTGAGAGCTTCCCAGTTTATATAGGGCATAGGTAACTCACCAGCTCTAGCCCAAATATCAAATAACTCCTCAGTCCTTTCAGTTAAATCCATAGTAGCTTTTATTGAGACTTCTTTTTCTTCATCAAGAAGCTTTAATTTATCGTGATAATCTTCAGCTATCTTAGCTAGTCTCTCTTGCTCTTTTTTTAAAGCCCTAGATTCAGCAGCACTTAAAGACATTCTCATAGCTATTATTTTCAAAGTGTCTGCAAAAGGTATGAAATACTCTACATTCTTAGCTGTCTCTTTAGCTAGATCTAACAGATATTCTAAGTATCCAGAGTCAATCAGATCTCGCATAGATTGAGTAACCAGCTTAATCATATCTCTAAGATCTTCATTTTCTGTAACTGTAGCTCCTATCTCTTCTTGGAGATCTCCATAAGTGTTCTTAAGTTGGGCTACTGCGCCTTCATAAGTCTCTACTGCAGCTCTAGACATTCCCCCAAATTCTACTCTCAATTCTTTTAAGATCAGATTCTGTGCGCTTAGAACATCACCTGATTTTACTAGAGTTTTTATCTGCTCTTGCTGTTGTTCAGTAAAACTTACTCCTACTCTCCTTAAAGCTGTAACTCCTAAGATAGGATCATTTAAAGCTTTCCCTACTGAGATAGCACTCTGCTTTAGATCTACTCCTAAAGCAGTAGACATATCCATTACTATTTCAAGGGCATCCGGGAAGACTTCTTTCCCTATTCTAGTGAAGGTGAGTAAAAGATTTTGTGCGCCTATGATAGTCTCATCACCATAAGTAGTAACTTCTTGAAGAGCTGAAGCCATGTCTAATAATTCTTTTTTATTTAGACCAGCTGCTTCGCTTGTAGATCTCAAGACAGCTTCTAACCTTTTCTCTACTGCTTGCTGCGCTGCAGATCTCTCTATAGCTTCTCCAGTCCAGCGCACTAATCCTTTAAGAGCTTGGCTGATCAGTCTTACAGCGCCAGCTATACCAAGGCTAAGTCCAGTGCCAGCTGCTATCTGTTTCCATAAGCCACTAAATCCAGTGCTGGCTTTCTTAGTAGTAGCTGGGAGTCTCCCTACAGATTTATCTAATCTCTTTAGAGAAGCTTCACCTGTCTTAGAATCTACTGTTACTGTGAATTTAATTTCACTCATATTACTTTTTCCTCAGTTCTTTCCTAGCTTTTGCTTCTGAGATTCTTAAGTCATTATCATAGATCATACTAGATGCTTTTAAGAATAATTTTTTAGCTATCCCTTTCAACTCAAGCTCTTTTAAAAGCCCACTGATTAAGTGTGCATCAAAAGTGAACTGGCTTACATTAGCCCTAAACCACATAAAGACAAAAAGCTCAAATCCTGATAGCTTTTCAATGAGCTTCCAGACTTCGCAATTTTTACACCTTGAAGTATCTTCTCCCTTCTCGTGCTGATGCTCTTCTTCTTTTACTAAGGCGTTCCAAAAATCTAACTGGTAGCAGAGAAGGGTCTTTAGTTTTTTAAGAAGTTCTCTAAATTCTGAGCATAAGCTAATATAGAGTGCCCTAAAAGTTCTTTCTTCCCTTTCAGCCTTTCTCCTAGCAATCTCCTTAAGACTCTTTCTTTAATTTCTAGATCTTCAATAGGAAGAGGCTTTCCTTTCTGCTTAAGATTCCATTCAGCAATACAAGCCATAGCTTTTCTTAAGACTACTTCTGAAAAAAGTCTGATTTTTCCCTTCTCGTCAAAGCTATCAATTTGATTGATCGAGTCTATAGGACTTAACCTTACTTCAATCTCAGGGGGATCTAACTCTTTAGTATCAAGCTCATACTTTATCCATTCAGAGAGTGCTTTTCTCTCTTTGAACTCACTCAAGATTTAACCTCCAGATTAAGATGATAAAAAGAACTTCTTCGGAAGTTACTCAATTCTTTTTATCTTAAGCTAAATAATCAGTAGTCCTCAAATTAACTGGGCGAATGTAAGGGTATGGAGAAGAGAAGCCAGTATAAGTAGCTGCTTTTTCAGCTTGAAGTGTCATAGTGCAAGGGATGATCTCATCAAAAGGATAATCTACATTAATAACTCTAAGCCTTGGGAAGTAGAAGTCAAATTCATAGAGCTGTGCGCCTTGTAACACTGGTCCGTGAAACCACATACAGGCTTTTTTCTCAGTCTCTGCTATGAAGTCTGCAAAGTAAGGATCATTGATAGTATTCATCCGCGGGAATGTTAAAGTCATAGTGATTATAGGTGCGCCATTTTCCATAGGCTCGATTATAGAAGGTGAGCCTGATCCATGAAGTCCATCATGAGGTCTTTCAAAGTGCATGGAGATATCGCTTATTTCTATAGCTGTAGTTTGATCTGGATTAGAAGTATTAGTCTGATAAGTGATGTAAGATAAGAGATCTGAAAATTTAACTCTTAGCCCTCTGTTTGCATAAGTGAGGGCATCCATCTGAGTAGCTGTGTTTACTGTAGAAGTATTGATCAGGTTATTCCCTCTTAGCCCTATAGAGCCTCTCATGAAGCCATCAGCAACTGAAAGATCAAAGGTGTAAGGTTTAGCACTAGGGACTTCAAAAATCTTACTACGCCTCTCTACTGCAAAAGTAGCAAATTCGCCATAGTTTTCATCAGTCCAAGTGAAAGTATGTCTCCACCCATTCCCAGCTGCAGCTGGCGCACCAGCTGTCCCAAAGAGCTGTGCTAAGAGAATCCCTATAGCTCCAGGATCATAGCGAAGATCAAATTCAGGTGCAAAGTCTACAGGATCTATCGGACCTAGATCCCCTTCAGTAGGCATAGGAGTATCAGCACCTTTAGCAGGGAAGTAAGCTTGATTTCTTACTAAGCCTCCATCAGTATCTATATCCATCCCATAGCCAGCACCTAGAGCTTCTGCTGTTCCCCAATTTTGAGCTGATTTCTTAGCTCCAGCTGCAAGTAACCTCTTCTGTGCTATTGCTGGTGTAGTCATTATTAATCCTCCTCTTTAGATTTATCCTTGACATAAGAAGCAGCTTTAGTTTTCACCCATTCTGCTACTATGTCTTCAGGATAGTCTTCTACTTTATAGACCTTTCCTTTTTCTAGCTTCCCCCCTTTCCGGGGAGTGCAAGAATCGAGAAGCCATTTAAAGTATTTTTCTTTCATAGTTCACCTCGTTTTTATAATTCTCCGAACTCTCCATCTATCCTGATCCTAATTCTCTGATCAAAGAATCCGAAGCCTTCTAAAGACAGATATCCGTTATCAGTTTCAGGTGGCTCTTCTATAGTAACAGCTGCAGCTAAAGCTCCTAGAGTCCCGGCGCTCTCGCCTTTAGAATCATCATTAATAGCTTTGCAGATATCCCTGATGGCTCTTTCTAGTTTAGTAACTGTATCTGAAGCATCCTGAACATAGCCTTTGACATTGATAAAATAATCTGCGCAGTAATTATTTTCTCCTATGTAAGTGATAGTGCCTCCACTATCTCTAAAGACCATGTAAAGAGGTCTAGTAGGAGCGAGTTTAGCTTCTCTCCAGTGAACATATCTCTTAATAACATCTATAGGAGTGTAGAAATAATTAGCTCCAGCTGTGATAGCTGCTAAGACTGTAACTATTCTCTCTATTACTTGCTGTGTCTTTGGATCAGTAGGAGCCATTATCTTTGTCCTCGCTTCATGACACTTAAGATCTGAGAGACTTGCATAGCTTTTGAAAGAGCTGGCTTCATCTGTCTTATAGATTCAGAGAGCCAGTGTCTAGCTGGAATATCTACTTCACTTTTTAGGGCAAAAAGAGGCTTGATCCCTAGTCCACTTTTCTCTACTATTAGAAGATTTCCTTTCTTAGATCTAATGATAAAAGCATCAGGATAATTAGCTGCTCTTCCTTTCACTCCAGGAAGAGGGATAGTAAGCATCTTAGCTCTTTTAGGTCTTATCTTTCCCCCTAGCTCATGGATCCTAGCATACTTGACAGCTCTTCTTCCAAAGATCCCAGATCCAATAATAGCTTTTATGAATCGCCCTATAAAAGTTCTGCCAGTAACACTTCTTCTAAGCTGTGCGCTTCTAGTCTTTAAGATAGGACCGCTTATATTCCTGATCACTCTTTTGACTGTTTGTCCAGTCCACTTCTGAAGCTGATAATGGATAGCTTTAGACATATCCTCTTTTTTTCTCCTCTTCTTGTATTTAGTTACATCTACTTTGATCTTCATAGAGTTTTTTTCTTATACCTCTCTAAGACTTCTTTAACAAAAGGAAGGAGATCATCAGTGAGTAGTCCTATAGATCCATCCCCAAAAGATCTAGAAGTCTCTCCCCATTCTTGCTTATCTTGCTCTTTCCAGAATCTCCCTATCTGCATCTTAGCTGCTAATTTGATATCAGTGGGGATCCCTGGACTGTCTTTAGCACTTCCCCCGGGCTCGTTCACTGTCATAACATTAGAATTTCCACCTGAAATATCTACAGTCTCATCATCAGTAAATTCCCCAGTGATAGAGGCTACTTCTACTTGACCAGCTGCATCTCCACCAGCCCAAGTGCCTGAAGTAACATAGACAGCTGAAACTACTCCAGATCCAGAAGCTGAAGTTACTGTAGCTCCTATAGCTGGCTCTTCAGATCCTGAGTCAAAATTAAACCGCGAGATAGCTACATATCCAGCTTTATAACTTACGCTTATATTCTGATTTCCTTCACTCCAGTTAGCACCTACTCTCCATAAGTAGCCTTCATTCTGATAGATCATAAAATCTTCATCAGATCCTTCAGTAAGGGCATCATCATCTTCAGTAAGCGCACTCACTGAATTGATAGGATAATGCTTAAGATAAAGCCTTCTCTTGTTATTGCCATCATAGAGCTGTGTAGTATAGGTCTGCTCTGCTAAATTATATTTCACTATCTTATCAAAAGCAGTAGAGAGATCATTGATCAAGATCTCCAAGATAGCATCAAAAGTAGTCCCTGTCTCTTTCAGGTAGACTTTAAGATCAGCTAGACTCACTAAAGCATTAGCTTCAAGCGTCATGATAGACCTCGCTTTTTAGATACTTGAATTAAAGAGATCTCTTTTTATTTCGTCTCTGAAGGCGCTGGAGAATCAGCTACTTTTTCTATGAAGCCACTCTTCAGCCATGATCGAGCTTGATCTTCATCTAGATCTCTACCAATCGTATAAGAGCTTCCTGCTACATAGCAGACTCTAGGAGTGCCAAAAGTCCTGAGTGCTACAACCTTCCCTGTGATCTTAAGCTCTTTTTTAGCTTCAACTTTAGGCTTATTCTTGGCTTCTTTTTTAGCCTTGTCTTTCATTTTCTTATCAATGGTTTCTGCCTTAAGCATTAAAACCTCCTTTAGTTTTGAAAGAAGGGGAGAGCTAGAAGCCCTCCCCTCTAATTCAATTCTGATCTTTGCTAATTTCTTCTCTTCTACTTAAGGTGAGAGCTGTAGCATATACAGCTGATCACCATATCCAGATCCACCAGGAGTAGTGTTAGTGATTAAAAATCCAGCTCGTTGAGGGATATTATTTCCAGCTGTAGAAAAGTCTACATCAGATCCTGTCATTAAAGCTCCGTCAATATTGAAATAGAGTTCTCTATCTCTAGCATTTCTACCTGGCACTGTGCTATAGACAGTTCCGAAGCACGGTCCCCATGTCTGACCCCAGAAATAGGATCCACTAGCTACTGCTCTTAAAGCAACGACTACATTAGATTGAAATTCGCTACTTGTAGGTTGGATATCAGCATAGATATTTCTCCATGCAGTACACCAAGTAGAAGCTGCAATAGTTACCCTTAAAGGCTCTGCAAGAGTAAGGGCTATTGAAGTTCCTGCGCTTACTGGGCTACTTTTGATTCTATGAAATTGGTAGGCTCCACTCTTCATGATCCAAACATAGCCATTATTATAATAATCTACTACTCTAGCTGTAGTATCCAGAATGGTGAATACTGAATCTCCGATAGCATAAGCGTTAGCATCTGAGTTACATTCAGTAGGAAGATTTCCACAATGCCCTGCTTTCATAGCAGTTAAGGCTCCACCAGCTTGACAGTATCTAAAGACTCGATCATCTATCGCCCAGCGAGTCCCTATGTCATAATTCTGGGTTGTGCTTACTTCATGAATATCTTGCAGCTTTCCTCCAGACTTCATATGCCCACTAGAGAAAATTTGATCAACAAAGATTCCGTCTTTTCCCCTATCAGGGTTATAAGTGTTTTTCATTTTATCTCATTTCCTCCTTTAAGCAGCTTCCTGCAAGATTCTCATAGCGTCTGCTCTGATAACTCCACCACCGACCCTCTTAGAAACTAAGATCCCAGTCATTCCAGCAGTAGCATAAAGCTCTAAGAGCATTTGGACTGTCATTCCTTGCCTGTCTATGATCCTGTAGCCAGCTCTGATATCTCCAAAGATAACTAGATCGCATTGATCTGAATCTCCTACTTCTGGAAGATCATCTTGAGTGTAGACCTTCTTTCCTGCCCAGGTTGCTGGAATATCTAAAGCTACTTGGGGTTGCCATAGATACTGACCATAAGAATCAGTGAGTTTCATAAGTGCCAGTTCTGTAGATGAGTGCATAATAAAAACTCCATTCTTTCTGTATTGAGCTGGCACTTCTTGTCTCAATCCAAGCATATCATTAGCTACTATAGCGTCTGCTGAAGCAGTGGCGAATCGTGTTACAGTAGTTCCATTAGTTATCCCAGCTGGCTGCTCGTTTGAGTGCCCTGTCCCTGCTATAAAAGCTGTATCTTCAGTCTCGCCTTGGGCTCTTCCAAAGCTATCTACTATGATAGATTGAAGCTGGACATCAGTATCAGCAAGCTCATCTTTTCCAATTTTAGCTAGACCTTCTAGATCTTCTACATAATGAAACTCTTCAGTAGGAGTAACATCAGATTCAACTAGCTCTTTTCCTAGCTCAAGTTTTCCCCAACCTACGCTAACTTCAGTGAGGCTCCTCTTTCTGATCCTATCTCTAGTAGTCTGCCTGATAAAAGCCAGACCTCTAACTATAGTGATCTTCTCTAAGGAGCGATAGATCTCAGATTCTAGATCTTCAGGGACTAGGATCTGCCCGGTAGCATTTTCTACAAGCGCCTTTCTTTCTTCAGGATCCTGCTCTTTCTTTGTAGCTGTGCATCTTAGATAGTTAAAGAAAGCTTTATTCTTAAAGGCTTTCTTCTCTTCTTCCTCGTCTGATCCTGGTTTAGGTCGCTTGATTTCAGTTTGAAGCTTCTCAATCAGATCTTTGTTAGCTAAGAATTGAGCATCTATTTTATCTTCAAATTCTTTAAACTCTGCTTTAGTGAACATATTTTTATCATACTCTTCATGTTTAGTTCTTATCTGATTGACAAGCTTCTGATTCTCTTCGATTAATTTTTTTGCTTCTTCTTCAGGTGTCATTGATTGACCTCCATAGATTTATTGAGCTGTTTAAGCTCTTCTGTGAAACTAGACAATAAGTGAATCCTCGACTTATCATCTTTGAAATACGGCTTCTCACCTTGAGGAGTATCTTCAGGTGATGGCTCCTCAATGATAGGAAGTGCTTTTAGACTTTGTATAGCGTTTAAGACAAATTCAGAAGTATCTGCAGAGATCTCATTCTCTACTTCTAGATCTATGATAGTCTGCAGAACTCCTTCCAGTGATTTCTCGGCTGGCTCAAATTTTTCATACTTCACATTGTTATCTTTTAGCCAAGTTTTAGCTTGGGCTACTGTCCAATCTGAGATAGGGAATCTTATAGCTTGAGGGATTGGATTATCTGAAGGCTTGTCATGTTCTTTTAGCTTTCCCCAAATTACTGCAGCTGTAGTTGGGACTTTGATCTTACCATAAATAGTGCCATCTTTTTTTCTTCTGAAATTCTTAGGATTGAATTGAGCTGGATCTTTTATCCTAGCTGAATGTTCATTAGGATAAGGCTTTAATTCAAATTCTCCTTCTCCGCAACTAGGGCAAAAATTTTTAACATCAGTGATAAGAGCTTCTTGATCCATTCCCCATGTTACTATAGAGACTTCCCAGAGCTTGATCTCTTTCAATGTTCTTATCCCAGTTACTGTGTCCCAGCTTGACTTGATCACATCATAGCCGATAGATAGCATATTGACTACTTTCTTCTGCATTAAAGCATAAAGCTCTTTAGCTCTTTGCACTTCTAAGACTAGATAGCCTTGGACTTTTAGACCCTTGCTATCTTCTTCACCATGGATCCCCCCTACTGGCTCTAAGATCCTATGATACCAATGGACTGGAAATTGTTCATTTTCTTTTAGCGTCTTCTTAAAAGCTCCTGATACTATAAGATCGTTACCATGATCTACTTTATCAAAAGTAGAAGCATATCCTTCGAAAGTGCCATCCTCGTTTAACTCTTTCAAGTCAAATTTGAATGATTTTTTTTCCATGATTTCCTCCATAAATACAATTTACGGAAAGCTATCCCAAAGCAGAATCCAGCTAAGAAGAGTAAGAGTTTTTCGATCATTGATCTTCTAGTCCTTTTACTTCAGGATAGGTAGCACATTTACACTCTATCACATTTCCCGGAGAACCTGAAGGGTCTCCTGGATATTGTAATAACTCTCCCCCTACTTCAAAGGCTTCATTGAGTGGAATAGGATTATCAGAATAATGCTGATCAGCTTCTGCATGGCTCTCTCTAGTAGTAGGAAGGAAAGCTGATAGCCAGCCTTTGAGTTCTACTAACTCACTTTGCTTATAGCCTTCAAGCTGTCCCCAGTTCTCTACTTTAGCCATTTCAGTATTAGCTATTTTTCTAGATCTTGAAAGTGCTAGTCCATCTAACCTTTCATGAAGATTCTGGGTTAGCTCTTCTATAGTCCAGTTTTCTCTTAAAGCTTTCTCTACCATTCTTTCTATTTTAGTAAGAGTAGTCTTAGCTATTTGAGTTCCACTCTCTAAGATCATTTTAGTTAAGTTCCTTCTTATTTCAGCAGAGACTATGAATCTCTCTTCAAGCTCTTGTTTTTCTTCTTGATCTAGATCTAAAAGTTTTCCTTGACTAGCTGCTAATCCAGCTTCCCCTGCTTTCTGGACTGCATCTACATAGTAGTTATCAAATTTACGAGCATATTTCTTACCATGCTCTTCTACATCAAAGAGCTTGTTTATGTCAATACTAGAAGTATCGCGGAGTTGAGAAAATGCCTTCCTGACCTTCTGAGCCTGATTTTTTAAGTAAGCTTTGATTGGATTGTAGAGAATCCTCTCTTTCATCTCTACTCGCTTCATGAAATGGAGCCATAAGAGCTTCTTACGAGCTTTATTCTGCCAAAAAGAAAGCTTATCTTCTGCTTTAATTCCTCCTTCTCCTTCTCCAGCTATATCTGAAATAGGAACAAAATTTAGAGGGACTAAGATCACATTCCCTTTTCCACTAGGATCTTCTTCATAACCTGTAGCTAATCTCTTCTCGTCTACTGTAAGCCAATGAGCTTTAGACATTCGATCAAAAGTTTTAGTAGCTTCTTCTTGAAGAGCTTGAATAGCATCCCTGTTATAATCGAGCCTTAAGTTAGTTCCAAATCTAGGAGTAAGCCAGTTATTAAATTCATCCCTAAAAAAGTCCATGATAGGAAGACAGACTTCTAAGTAAAGTGATTTCCTTGCTTCTTGGTAGTTACTAAATTTCTTCTGCTCTGTATCGCCTAATAATTCTGGAGCTAAATTAAAGACTGTGCAGATCTTCCTCAAAGTTACTTTATCTAAGTTAAGCCAGTCCATTTCTTTAGGACTTAAGCTCATCTGTTCCCACTTCATCCCAGCTTCTAAAAGTAAAGGTCTTCCAGCATTTTCAAACCCCCCATATTCAGTTTTGATATCTTCTTTTAAGCGATCCCTCTGCTCATCATCTAGACCTTTTTCAGTTACTAAAGATCCTGAAGGTCTAGCATCATTCTGGAGTAATTTATAATTCCAAGCTAAAGACATATTCTGTATATCAATTCCCCGGGCTGCTACTTCTATAGGTGAGAGTCCATACCAATCATCTAGAGGATGGAAAGATCTCATATGTAAGATCTCACCTTCAAAGAAGTCTTCTTTGGTTGATCCAGATGAATAAGTATAGCCTTTCACTAATCCTAAAGAATCCCCAGGGATCACTTTAACTCGATCTGGGCGAAGGGCATAAAGCTCTCTAGGCTTTCCTGGATTAGGTCCGACTCTCTCTATATAAGTATTCCCTGCTAGCTTGAAAAATGAAATAGCTCTTTCTATGAAAGCACTTTGCCCTTCATAAGGATTAGGTCTTCTCACCACATCTAAAAGATCATGCTTAGTAAGCTCTTGAATTTTTTCTCTCTGAGTTCTAGGAGTGCTGAATAACTGCCAAGGGATCCCTGCGCAAGTTTGGGCTATAAGAGAGATGCAAGAATAGACTGTCATACAGTTTTGAAAGCCTTCTCTAGATAGGACAGAAAAATCTCTCTTGCTCCATACTGGCTGCTTCCCAGTGATCATCAAAATAGCTCCCCAAGTTCTGCTCTGCTTAAAAGAAAAGTTCCTGAAGATCCTGGGGATCCTTGGAAGTCTGATCGTTATTTTATCCATCATCCCTTTCCTTTTACCATAAATTTCATTCTGATATAAGCCTTATTTTCTTTTTTGTTATCAAGCCAAAAGGCTTGCTGATCAGGTCTGGAGTTCTCCTTCCCATGAAGGTGTACTTTCCTAGATCATTAAAAGTTCTATTAATGAGATCTAAAATAAGCCCATATCCTTTAGTTATAATTGATATTCCACCTATGCCATATCCTTTAGTTATGATCATTAAATTCTTACCCTTTTGAAGACATTTTTTTCTGTGCGCTTACCTAGCTTATCAAATAAATTAAATCTCAAAAGCTCTAAGTGATCTTCTTTATAAATGATCATCTGATTATCTTTTATCTCCCAGCATCCAGATTCTACATTTTTTAAGAACATGACTATATCTTTGATCTCTTGTGAAGTAGCCTCGAGTGCTAACTCGTTTATATCTGCTTTAAATTCATCTTTCTTTTCTAAGATCTCAGGCTGGATCTTATTAGCTTCAGTCTCTATGTCTCCAGTAGTCTTTCCGAAGGATCCTGGAGCTACATGATCAGCTTTAGTCTCATCCCAGACAGCATCTGCTATTTCAGCTGGATCTACTAATGGGATTAGAAGAGTTATGTTTTCAGTGTGAATTGAAGAGACTACTAAAATGCTCTGGATGATATAACCAGCCTTATCAAAGAAGCAGTTATAATTAGTAGGTTTCCAGTCAAAATCATAAGTAAAAGGAGAGTGCTTAATTTGCCAGCTTTGACCATCATCAAAGTTGCAGCTGATATTAGGGAGATGAGATCCTTCTTCATTCTTGACATTGAAAGTTACAGTGTATTTAGAGACTGTCATAGTCATAGAATCTATAGTCTCTTTTGCTTGCTCATCTATGATCTTAAGCTGGCATAAGACTTGACCTGAATTATCAAAAAGATATTGAAAGTTTCTGATAGCTTCTTGTAGAGTTCCATATCCCCCTTTTAAGATCTGAGTCCATCCTGATCCTTCTATGTCATATAAAGCTGCAGCGTTTTCGATATCACCATCTGGATCTGAAATAGTACAATCACTGAAAGGCTTTTTCTCTTCATGATCATAACAGTTCTTATCAGTCCCAGCATAAACTATAGAGGGATCCCCTAAAGAAGCTGAGATCTCTACTGAATCTAACTCTACTTTCTGTGATCCATCACTGATCAAGAAAGCTTTGAACATGATCTTCTCATTCCCTATAGGAAATTGATCTATATTAGCATGGACTGTAGCTGCGTCATTATAATCTTCACCAGTAGTTATAGCCCAAGTGCTGCCATTCCAATATCGCCAGTTAGCGCCATCATCATCAGAAAGTTGATAAGCTACATTCCCTTCATTAGATCCACCTAGCACTTCTGAGAAAGCTGTATAAGACACTACTCCTAAAGGCTCCCAAGATGAAGTAGGCTTGATAGTAGGCTTGTCTAAAGGATAGCCAGCAGGGGGAAGATCTTCAGTCCCAGACCCAGAGTTATATCTGAAGCTTACTTGACTTTGATTTAAGACTAACTCATAGATCACCACTTCATCTAAATATCCTTTAAAATCTGTGATCCCATTCATAGCTGCGATTTGAAAAGTAGTTACAGGAGTTATCATGGATCCTGAAGACATAGTATTTTCATGAATTACAGTAGTTAAAGAGACTGAATCTACATAGATTTTTATTCCAGATCCATCAGAAGAGCCATCATAAGTAAAGGCTAAATGATGCCAGTTATCATCATCATAAGTTCCTGGAGCTACTCCAATTATATTTCCATCTAAAGTTGCTAGAGTGAAAGCTAATTCATTAAATTCATTGATAAATAATCTATATCCTTGCCAGTCAGTTTCATTGAATCTAGAAACTATCATCATGTCTTTTGCTACATTCAATACTCTAAACCAAGCTTCAAGAGAAAATTCATCTGTCCTTTCAAAGCCAGCTATATTCCCACATTCTACATATTCATTTCTTCCATCAAAATAAAGACAATTACTTAGCTTCCCAGCCATCCAGTCTACATCTTCCATCTGTATCAAGGTTCCATCTCTCCCATTCCCAGAAGAGTCTAAAGCTGTAGCTCCAGCAGATTCGTTTAAGTGCCAGTGAGCATAAGTAGACATTAAAATAGACTTAAGTTGTGCTAGACCTCCAGCTACTTCGATCTTAGCAGAATCATAGACATAGTTAGCTGGATTAGTGAAAGGATATAATTGATCAGCCATTATTTAGTTATCCTCTTCTTTTTTTCTTCATAGATCTTCTTAGTCTTCCCATCTAGCAATTCAATCTCTCCACTTATAGAGACAGGTCTTTCTTTTCTCAGTAAGTAGATCTTCTCATCTGCTATTAGCCCGGGCTTTCTTTTGATCCTTACTATCTTTTTTATGAACTGAAGCCCAAATCCTCTAATAGCTAGAGTCTGATCTTTCCCATGCCCTCTAGTTATTATCAAACCCTTCTCCTGTCATAGACATTCTTTTGACTAGCTGCACCATAGATATCAAAGAGATTGAATCTAGCTACTTCAGTTTCGTTATCAGATTTATAGAAGACCATCTGATTATTTATGATTCTCCACCTTCCCCCTTCTATGTCTTTTAAGAAAGTGATATCAGTCCAGTCTATAGTATCAGTTTTAGCTTTAATAGCGTCTATTAGAGCATCCATAGTCTTAAGATTTTCATCAGTCCATCCAGAGCCTTTAAGGTCTGTAAGATGAGTGATGAGAGTAGTCAAAGCTCCTGAATTTGGAAGGTTATCAGTTACTGCTTTTATAGCGTCTATTAATACATCTAAAGCTGCTAGCTGGGAGTCTATGTCTGAATCATCAGCTGGATCTGCAGGGAGATTATCAGTCTTAGCTTTAACTCCATCTATGAGGGTGTCTAAAGCTGTGAGATCTTCAGTTACTTGCCCTACTTCATTAGTAGCGAAAATATAGCGATCATTAGCTGATAAAGAAGCTGATCCATCAGCTCTTATACAGTAGTTTTTAGACTCATCATATCCAGTGAAATTATACTTATAGAATCCCCCGGCAATCTCAGCCATAGCTTGCGCTGTTACTACTTGAGTTCCATCATCTTCCCATACATCTATAGTAGCAGAAAGCCCAGTCTTAGGTGTCCCTTCTTCAGTGAAAAAAGCGATCAATAGCATTGATTCTCCTTTAAGCTGTAGCTAATAATCCATAAGTCTCTAAGTAGCTTAGCAAAGTGTTATATTTTGTAGTGATATCAGCTAGAGTTCCGTCTGCATCTACAATATGAGCTTGCTTGACTACTGGAGTAGCTTTAAAAAATCCCATTTTAGTAGTGTTGAATTGAAGGACTTCATTCCCGAACTCTCCATAGATGAGAGGGTCTGCTCTATTTGAGTTAGCTATCCATAACTCATTAGAATCTGTAGTTATCTGTCCTTTCCCAGCGTTAAAACCGAGACATAAATTGCCTACCCCAGTTGTAATATTATAACCTGCATCTTTCCCGATTAGAACATTTTGATTCCCCCCTACATTAAGGCTAAATCCAGCCATATGCCCTATAACAGTATTAGCAGAATAGCTTTTTGTAGAAGCTCCAAAACCAGCTCTATAGCCTACTATAGTATTATCTACCCCAGTTACTGTGTAGTAAGCAGCATCAGCACCTATGAAAACATTTTGATCAGCACCTACTGTGAACCTTCCTGCACGACTTCCTATGCAAGTATTTTCATGATGTTTTATAGCATAGCCAGCCTGATATCCTATGCATGTATTTTTTACATGAGTTTGGCAACTGACTAAACTTTCTGCTCCTACTGCTGTGTTATAACTCCCGGTAGAAATTGAACCCCCTGCGAGATACCCGATATAAGTTGCGTAAGTCCCTGAAGTATTAGCTTTCCCACTTCGATAACCTATAGCTGTTAAAGCATTTGAATCATTGTTATACCCAGCTTCATATCCTATCGCTATGTTGTTATTATTTCCAACTTGAAGAGCTAGAGCATTATGCCCGATAGCTATATTATAATCTCCGACATTTTCATTTTTCCCAGCTGCAGTTCCTATGAAACAGTTGGATACCCCTTCAGTTAAATCTTCTCCAGCGAGATAAGAAATGCAAGTATTTTGTGATCCTGTAGTAATCGCCCTTCCAGCATAAGCACCTATAAAAGTGTTTTGATTATGGCTCTCCCCACTAGCTCCTTCCCCAGCAAGATATCCTATGTATATATTATAGAGCCCAGTTTCATTATAGTATCCAGCTTTTCCTCCGATTGCTAAACAGGTATCCCCAGTAGACATGCTATACCCAGCTTGCTCTCCTATAAAACAATGCCAAGTTCCCCCAGCTGCTAAATTCTTTCCAGCTTCAAATCCTAGCGTCATAACATGCTCAGTGTCTTTATCGAAATAAATATAATCAGTGATAGTAAGCCCAGCAAAAGTAGGCGAAGCTGAAGTCTGGATATCTTGGATAGTATTTAGAGTGATGAAATTCCCACCATCAGTATAGCTTAAGCTGGCTCCAGTTCTTAAGACTCCAGCGCCAGCTGTAGCTCCAAGATAGCCAGCAGTAGCAGCTGCATCTACTTTGACTTTCTCATTTGTGCTGGCTGGAAGAGCTTGACTTACCCATTTAGTAGAAGCTTGATCATAAGTTAAGACATCTTGATCACTAGGAGAGTTTAGATCTATATCAGTTAAACCTTCTAATGATAAAGCAAAATTTGTCCTTCTTAATTGAATATTTCCACCCATCAGAAAAACTTCCTCCTTAGATCGCCATAGAGCAAAGATCTCAAGCTGCAGAATAGG